TTTTTTGATGTACATTTGGCTCAGATTGAGTACCATAAGATATGTATGTAACTCCATCTTTAACTGCTTTTATTGATTTAAACATACTTCCTGTGTGCATTAGTGGTTTATTTCCAAATTTGCCTTTGCCTAATTTTCGTGATAAACCTCTTTTTCTTATATTTTCAGTCGATTTTTTAATAGGAAAAAATTTACCATTCATTAACTCATCTTTTGCTGCTTTTACAAGTGCATTTTTACGAATATCAATATCTTTTTGCAAAAACTTATCTAAATTTTTAAGTAATTTTCCAAAGTCAAATGTTACTTCTATTTTTTCTATCATCTTTGCTCTATATCTGCATTAACCTCTGCGTTAGCATTGACTATTTGCTCGGCTTCTTCTAAAGATAGGTCTGTGTTGATTTCGTTAAGCAATTTAGGTCTAGTTGTTAGGTTATTACTTAGTCTGTAAGTATTCCAAGCAATTTGATCTTGGATTGACTGAGGATATTCAGGTTCAACGAAATTAACACCAAAATTATTAGGAAGATTGATATTATTTGCTTGACCAACTGCCTTTTCAACAATAAAAAACTCCTCTTCATACATTCTAAACAACTCAAGATCATCATAGTAATCCTCTGTTCTTTCTAAGTCTTTAATCATAAGACTAACACCTGATGGCATTTCGCCACCTTGCTCTGCCCAATTTATCATTAAATGGTTGTTAGATGCAACGAGTTCTATTTGGAACTTTACATTTTCAATAACTGCGTTAATATCACCTTCAGGAGCAACTATATTAAATGTAGAACCTTCTGGTAAGCCTAATATACTATCTGATCCTGTCCTAATAGTGTTTACATCTATGTCTGCGCCTGTAGTTACTGGCTGTCCGAACATTTGAAACCTTAAACCAAGTTGCATTTCAGTCATAGTTATATTTACTTGCTCGTTTACATTAACAATATCATTAGCACCTTCTACAAAATGTGAGTCTATTTGATCTTCTCTGTGTGTAAATACAAATGGCAACATACCAAAACCATGCTCGTATTGCATTGTTATGTTTCCATCTTCATCATATTGAGCATAATGAGTGTCATCCCAATAGGCATATTCTAATTTTCCTGAATCAGATATGTCGTTTACAGGAAGGAGTAGCGGATAGGTTATTGCCATAGGCAAAAACGGATCGTCATCAAAGAACGCATTGTAATAATATATAGGTCTATAGTCAAAAAAAGTACCATTGGCATCTTCTTTCACCATTACCCTGTTTGCTATTGTACCAACAAGCCTCGTCATTCGTTCTATGTGCTTCATTCTAGCGTTCTTCTTGCGTGTTAAAGAGAGGTACTCATCGCTGACATTCCTATCCGCTCCTAAGGTATATATTCTCGACATCTTATTAATAAATCTTCTTGTAAAATTCACAGAGTAAGGAGGTATCTCTCTAAATGCTTGAGAGTTAAAGTGATCTATTATATATTTATCTGTTTCACAGTCTGTGTAGTAGTCTACCATGCGTCTTATTTCATCACGCCTGGCGTTTGCAATTCTTAACTTTTCATTCTTTAACGAGTCTTGTATTATGTCTTGTGCAATCATCTTTGTAGTATCCTAACTTCTCTTTTTTTAATTGGAAATCTATTAATGAAAAAATATCTTAAAGCATCACAACCATGATCGTGATAACCATCTTTGACTGGATCAGGCTTAAGTGGAAAGCCTTCTTTAGGTTCAGGATAGCGATAGTTTTCTAAGTCCTCTGCTATACCTAAACATTTTTTATTTACATGAAGAAATCTCATGCCTTCAGCATTTTCTATGAAACCTCTAACGTGAGATACACCTGCCTCAAGTTTCCTTGAAACTTTATCTCTAATTGTTCTTACAATAATGCCATGCCTTCTAAAAATCTCTATATCTCCTAAACCTGTTTGACCTTGAGCTTGTCCACCTGCAGGATCGCCAAAGTAAACAACACCTTTGTAATGTTTTGCTTTAATTCTTTTAGCAAGTTCATCTGTTTTAATATCTCTGTCGTGTATAATTTCATCTATTATTTTGACGTGCCACATACCTGCTTCTCTATATGTTTGCATCCACAATACAGCAGGTTGCCTATATCCAAAGTCTATACTGCAAAAAGTAGGCAAACCAGGATCATATTTAAAATCACCCATATCAAGATTACGATCAAACGGATAAACTCTACCTGCAAAACTTGTAAACTTTGCTCCATACTCTTGATCATAGACTTCTTTTGCCAAATTTCGCTTAGCTTCCAGTAAATCGGCATCGCGACTACCATCAGGATAAGCATAATTATTTTCATAACTAGGACTGTTAAATGAATGCCACATCTCATCCTTTTGTCCAAGTAAGTATAAATCATATATCCAATTAAATCCTTGTGGCGTTGTTATAAAAAGAGCTTTACCTTTTCTATCAGATAGCGTAGGTCTTAAATACATTTCCCACGTCTTTTTCTTTATTTTAGCAGCCTCATCTATTATAAGTAAGTCTAAACCTTCACCAACTAAGCTATCAGGCTTGTCGGCACTTTTACCTTCTACTACGCTACCCCATTCAAATTCTATATATTGGTCTTTATATGAAGCTCTAGTTGTTTCAAAACCTTTTTCCACAACCATTTTATGCCAAATCTCTCTAAATATCTTTTCAGAACCATCATAGGTTGGCGCAACGCACCAAACTCTTTTATTAGGTTTCGCAAGTATAATTTGAGCCTCTATAGATGCGCTTACAGACTTTCCCCATCTCCTGCCGCAGACTGCCACACAAAATCTCCAATCTTTGTTTGGAAAGTGTAACTTTTTTTGTCCATTGTGAGGAACATAGTCTATAAAATCAAACCAATTTTCCTTAAATTCTTTATTTTCCATACTTAGTAGTCAAGCGAATTTAATATTATTTTCACAAAATTACACTATATATAGTATGTTTTGTCCGAATTATTATTAATATACCACCATATTTTGAACACAAATCAGTTAAAAATAGGAGGGCAGTATGTCCGAAGAAACAAAAGTAGCAACCGAAACAGTTAGTGAGGAAACTACACAAGAAGCACCTACAAACACTCCTGATGTAGGTTCATTAATTGCAGAAAGCAAGAAGTATAGACAAAGGAGTCAGGAAGCTGAAGCTAAACTTGCAAAACTTAAGTCTAAGTTAGAAGAACAAGAAAAAGCTAAAATGGTAGAAAAAGAAGAATGGAAGAGTTTGTACGAAAGTGAGAAAGGCTATAAAGATAAATATCATAGCCTGGTAGATCAGCGAAAAGCTCAACTATTAGAAAATCTACCTCCTGAACAGCAAGAACGATTTGGCAATAAGGACTTGGATGTTATTGAGTTTATGGTAAACGAGTTAAAGAAAGCAACTCCGAAAGAAGTTACTGCAGTTGGATCAATCAATCCAGTAGTTTCTAAAAAACCATATTCTCAAATGAATGACCAAGAACGAAGAGCCTATTATAACGAAATGCTTACCAAAAAAAGGTAAAAAAATTTAGGAGAATAAAATGGCATTAGCAGGAACAAATAATATAGCACTAGCAGGAGGTTTGCAAGATAGTACCGCTGAAGCAACTTTGCAAAACTTTATACCTGAAGTGTGGGGCGCATCAATTATGGACTATATGGAAAAAAGTCTAGTATTTGGTGCAATAGCAAATGATCTTTCAGCATTAGTTGTTGCAGGTGGTGATAAAATTCACTTACCTAAACATTCTGAGCTTACTGCTTCAGATACCTATGGATCAGGTGTAGTCGAAACATTGATTGACAATAACCTAGCATTCGCTAAAACAACAGGTGCAGAAGATGAATATACTTTAGATATTAACCAAGCAATTCATAGCGCAATCGCTATTACTGATGTAGCAAAAATGCAATCAAGTTTTGATGTAATGGATATTTACACACAAAAACTAGGTTACGCTTTAGCTAAAAAAACAGATCAGTATTTAGCACTTAAAATATTCGAATCTATTGCATTTAACTATGCAAATGGTACAGATGATGGCGCACAAGCAGGTAATACTATTGAGCTAAACACAACTCATGATGGAACAAATATTATTCAAGCAGGTGTTGCGAATATGTTAGAAGCTATCTATACTAATGACTCTATTGCAGATGACTACAATATGATCTTAACACCACAAACATATGCAAGTTTATTTAAATTAGATCAATTTGCAAACTATGATGGTGTAGGTTCATCATTTGGAAATGAAGTTCCATTTATTAGTGGCTTTGCAGGAAAACTTGCAGGTGTAAATGTTATTGTTTCAAATAACTTTATGCACTATGGCGTAGGTTCTGCTTCTTCTGCTCAATCAGCTACACCAGTTGGTAACTTTAGTGCTAATGGCGTTGATAATGAGTCAGAAAAGTTATTAGGATACTTAATACATAACGACGCATTACATATTGCTTATGCTTCTGGCATGAAAGCTAGAGTACAAAGCGACTATCACCTTGCTTCATTATCTACAAGATTTGTAGCAGATAGTGTTTATGGATGCACAATAACAGGAAGCACAACAAGTGGAAATAAAAGAATTTTTGCTTTAGTAAGTCCTGCATCTTAATAGTTAAACTAATTGGAGAGGATGTAATGTCCTCTCCATTTTTATGGAGAAATTATGAAAACTATGAAATTATTTCATACTAAAGAAAATGGTACAAAATTACAAAAAGTATTTGTAGGAGAAGATATTAAAAAAGCAAAGGCTTTAGGTTGGACAGAACAGGAAAAGAAGGTAGTTAAAAAAGACACTAAGAAAAAAGGAAAGTAGATGTTTAATAATAATACAGAAGTAGGAAATACTACGCTTGGACAGATAGGATGCGCTTATACGAAAGATAGTTCCGATGCAATTAAACCACCTTCAGGTAAAGTCTTTGTTGCAATTACTATGTTAGCTGACACAGTTTTTGATTCGTCTGGTGGATTAATATCTGAAACTGCAACAAAATTTATAAATACTGAAACTGCAGCTAATGATGCCGCCGATGGTAGTGAAACAACTGGACAAGGTTCAGGCGGACAAGTAGTAGACTCAGTAACCTTTCCTAAAGGAGTTACTATCTTTGGTAGATGGACAGAAATAGATGTTAATTCTGGCTCTGTAGTAGCCTATATAGGTTAGTATGTTAGGATTAGGATTAGGCACATCTAAAGGTGGATTTGTAGATGTCCTCGCAGAGGTAACCAATACTAAATCAATAGATTTTGATGGTACTAATGATATTTTAACATTACCTGCATC